GCACTCGCCGTCCCGCCAATCCCGACGTTGCCGCTGGAGTCAATACGCATACGCTCGCTGCCGCCGGTATGGAAGGTCAGCGGCAGGTAGGTGCCGGTGCCGTGAATGGCTGCGCGTAATGAAAACTCTGTTGAAGTTGAGCCGATCCAGTTTGCTGATAAATTTCCAGAACTTAAATCTGACTGATTATAAAAATACGCTCTTGAAATGCTTCCCGTTCCATTTGGGACAAACGCAGCGTCTGTCGCTCCATTGGTAGTGCTGGTCTGAAACGCCAGCCGATTAGCAATCGTCGCATTGGACATATCGCCCGTGATGCGCTGGCCGGTGGACGAGAAGGTGAGGTTGCCGGAGGTTGAAAGTGTTCCGGTAGTAACCTTGGTATTGGTAAAGCTATCCAGAACCCGCGTAATAGCCCCTGCACTGGCTCCTGCGCCATCCGAGTAAATAATGGCACTCTCGCCATTAGGGACCGTGACGGTGGCCCCAGAAGACCCCTGCTTAAACGTTAGGGACTGCCCGCCGGTCGTGGCGTTAACGACCACCCAGACCTTTTGCAGATCATCTGGAGCAAGGGTGCAGGTGCGAGTGGCAGTTAAGGTCGTTGACGTAAACTTGATAACCGCATGCCTGGCATCGCTCGATGTGGCATCCGAAACGGTCAGGGTAAAATTAGCATCGCTTCCAATGTTATAAGTGACGACGCCTGCAATAGCCTCGTCAATAACATCGGAAAAATTGGTATTGGTACTGGTACCCCAGGTGCCACTTTCGTCACCTGTAGTGATCAGCTTAATGCCAAGGTTGCTATAAGTTGCCATTCAATTACCCCTACGCAGCAATCTGCGTCCAATTGGGCGATTGGGTAGTTGTAATACTAACCCAATTCGCTGACTGTGAAGTTCCTATTTCTTGCCAAGATGCACTCTGCACGGTGTCTATAAGCGACCAGATGTTGTAATACCCTACAACGCCTTGCGCCTGAACTCCGCTTGCCAGAACCACCGTGGCATCAGCCTTTACAACAACGTTCCCAACGCTACCTGTGGCGGAAACGCCTGTTGCGTATACCGTAAATCCAAGCGCGATAGAAACCGTTCCAACAGACCCTGTGGCCTCAAGACCTGTAACGTCCAGGATCTGATCTGTCTCAACAAAGACAGTGCCTGTAAACCCTTCTGCCTCAACCCCGGTAACGGAAACTAGCGCATTGGCGCTAATTACGACATTACCTATTTCACCAGTAGCTACTTCGCCAGTTACCGGGACAACCTGCTGAGTTCTTACCTCAACAGACCCCAGGCTTACAGTGGCTTGGTTGCCATTGACGGTTACATTAGCCGTCCCAGAAACCACCACTACCCCAACGGCAGTGGTTGCTTCAACTCCAATAACCGAAAGGATTTGGTCAGTTTTTAAAGATACCGAACCGACCGCGCCAGTTGCTGAAACACCAACCGCTTCAACAACTATATTCGTTACTGCATCTACAAAAACGGTGCCAACGGCACCCGTTCCGGTCACATTGGTGTGACCCTCACCCCATCCCTGATCCCCCCAGGCTACGCCGGAGGCATTCCACCCTTCGAATACAACGGTGACATTATTGACCGAACCCCAACCGGATTCGCCCCAGCCACCTAATCCCCAGCCTGTAGCCACTGGGTTTCCGATTAAGCGATTCGGATAATCGCGTTAGAAGCGTCTGGGGTCGGGAACTGAATCGTGAAGTCACCAGCGGTTGAGGTCTTATCGCCACCAAACGCCAACACCGCAACAGCTTTATTGCTCTGGGTGCTGTTGTAAATCAATGCGCCATTAGCGGTAATCGTGGCAGTACTCCAAGTCGTATCGGAAAAATCCAGGTACGCCGTCGTGCCGCTTGAGGTGGGGGTAGTTGAAACCGTAAGCGTGTTTCCACCCGCTGAGTAACCCGTTCCAGAAACTTCATTGCTGGTGCTATATGCCGTGGTTGCGGCATCAAGACTTGCCGATGAGGTATACAAAGCAATCTTAAAAGTATCGGCGGTTGTGGAGCCACGGGTAACCGTGGTGCCGAAGGCATGAATGCCGTTAAGGATTTCGACCTTGAAAGAGGTCGCCATTGCCTGAGTAATTGCCATTACAGTTCTCCTATGATCTTTGCTAAATCACTATGCCCTTGCATGGTGAGCTTTGCACAGATCGTGGTTCGCTCGGAATTCTGGGCCTCACGCAAGTACTTCACCAAAACCGTCCTAATATTATCTTTGTAAGCCTTAGCCTGTTCGATAATTGCAGGATGGCTGTTTTCACCAACGTAGATAATTTTATCCAAGGCCCGTTCCGCAATTTCTTCTGGAGTAAAACCACGATGATCCGTGGTAAATACATTAACGGGACCCATCTGCATACCGCCGCTAAATCCGCTCATCCTACTGGTATCCTAACTTGGCCAGAACGATACGCATCCTGCCGCTCAAGCCCATCACCTAGACGCTTGGCGAGCAATATGGCTTCTTTATACTTGTTCTCATACTGGGTCATAAGGTCTGGGTCGCCCTTTAAGTAGGTGTAAGCCTCGACCAGAGAGCCATACAGAAGAACAGTATCAAAATTATCCCCGAGCCAGCTTGTCCCATTGGTCACAATAGAAGTCGGGTAGAAGAAATAGTGAAGCTCTACCGAGTAACTAGAGTTAGGCGTTGGGCCAAGGATAAAAGTAAGTTCCGTCGCCTGATCTGATCTTGGGCCAAACAATGCGTAATAGGCGGGAAGCCCCGTGTCAGTAGGCGACGGGTAAGATTCACGAATAAAATTAACATCTTTGTTCAGAAGATATTCATAACTGCCATCTGCCTTGATAACAGCCATGGAATACACGGACAGAAAATCATCTGGGCAGGCTAGGTATTTGTTACCTGACGCTGTAGTACCAGTGACGTTCTTACGCAGTGATGGGAACTGGATCGTATTGTAGATCCTTTGTTCCGCCTGCTTAACAAACGTTGAGATATTGCTAACAAACGACGTTTCCGTCGATTGGCAGTAATCCTGGATGGCCTGACTTAACTGGGAATAATTCATTTCATTCTCAAGTTGTAGAGACTGTCACAGAGCCTACTGAGCCAGTGGCCAATAAGTCATTAGGGGTTAATCCATTATCCCATGCCCTGGCGCCACCTACAGGGTTCCAACCCCATTGAATATCTCGACTGCCTCCAGCGCCATTGGCCCCTACAAAATAATATGTGTTGTCAGGGCGAGGATTTCGGATCGCTTGAGGGTCTTCTATAGGATACATCCCGATCTGCAACTGCGGCTGATCAGGGTCCCAGCATTCCTCGCAAACCAAGAGATTCACATTCTTGGTCTTGATGACTTCTTCCTGCAACTCGCTGAGTTTGTATTCAAACCCGCAGCGATCACACATCGCAATCGCATGTCTACCGGAAGCAAAAGGTACCGGCATGACTTAACTCGTCAGGAACGATTGCCTGGGAACAAACCTGACCGCAGAGCGATCCCTGTCTTCTTCAGAAGCCAATGCCCAGGCTTCATCGTACATCGCCTTAAGCATCGGAATTCTGGTTTCCGCCCCGGGCAGTTTCAGGGACATGTAATAGGCAAGTCCCGCAACAAGGCAGGGTAAAAACCGAAAAGGAATATCTTGGGTATTGACGCCATTCCCCGCATCGAGCATGCGGCGCAAGCGCCAGTAAACAAGCGTGTAGGTCTGGCTGCTATCGGGAACAGGCCAGACCGTAAAGGTTGGATACTGAACCACGCTAGCAGAGTTGGTCGCGCCAGACTTACGGTCGATGTAAATCTGAATCGGCCTACCCTGGACGGTCTTATTCGGGATGGAAGCGTAGGTGCTAACCGAAATGCGACTGATATCAATATCGGTTTGATTGCTGCCTGTTCCTGTGCGGATGACATGCTCAATCAGATCAACCGTATCCACCGGGATATTGTAGGTCGCGGTCCCTGCGGTAAGGGCTTGCGTTCCTTGCTCGACCGTCCAAAGGTTAATACCTCTGTTTGCCCACTCAGCAAAGAGAAGATTCAGGCTACGCCTCGCAGTGCGAAGGTCATAGCCTGATCTTAGTTCTGCGCCACAACGTTCGAATGCCTCTTCAACGATGGCATTCAGATCAAGATTAAAACTCGCTGTTGCGCTAGTGGCCACTTAGTAGCCCTTTGCCTTCATCTTGGGCTTGACCATTTTGCCCTTTTTATAGCCAGGCATCATCTTGCCGCCCATCTTACGTTCAATGGGGCCTTTGTTACCTTTCTTGGTGACTGCACCCATACCACGACAATGCATCATTTCAGTTCTCCTATTAAGGGCGACCGTAGAAACGTCTACGCGCCTGTTGCATCTTACGAGTCATCTCGGCCTGCTCAACTTCTTTCATGGCCTCTCGCTCTTTCTCGGAATACCGAGGAGCGTTCTCGACATCTCTAGCCACATTACGCATAAAAGCCCCCGGC